CCTGCTGGAAGCTGTCTGCCATGTTCTTCTCCTGAGTGAAAACCCCGGCGTACCCAAGTGGGCAGAGGCCGGGGCCGTTATCAGCGGGTCATGTCTTGACGCCGCCGCTTCATGTACATCTCCCCCGCCTCGCGGGCTGGGATGATGATTGGGTCTGAGTAGTTACCGTCTGGCCGGATGATCTGTACTGCGATCTGGCCACCCGGTGTGGGGAAGGCGCGGAACGGGCGCACGTCCGTGCGGGCAGTGCTGATTGCGTCTCTCGCCGACATAGCCGGGTCGAACTCCACGCCGGGGATGGCGTCAACAAGTCCCTGCATCCATCCCGGCATACTCTCGCTCACCGTCACCTCGTTGATGAACGGGTACGCCGCTACCACCTCGGGGGAGCGAAGATACTCCATGACCGCAGAGTTGACAGCGCCGTCGTGCGTAAACTCCATAGCCCGATCACCGAAGAACTCGTACGAGATGTCCTTGCCCGGCTTGAGCATGATGACATCGCCGCCGATAATCTCCGTACGCCGCGCGACGTTCTCGGTTGCTTTCGCTACGAGATCGCGTGGCTTGATGTTCGGATTGATGCGTTGGAGTCGTGCAGTCTCCTGCGACACCTCGCTCTTGACGAGTTGCTGGTTATCCTCAGACCAAAGCATGTCCGTGGCGTTTCTGCCCCGGTCGAACCGCTGATCTTGGAAGGCATCCTTTTGCCAGATGGCTTGCAGGATGCCGATGTCCCGCGTCTCGAAGTAGTTCTCGACTTCACGGTCGATAGCCCTCTGCGTGGCAGGCAGCGCAAGGAACTCGTCGGTGTCCTTGATGAGCGGGCTGTTGGACAACTCCAAGCCCACGTTGCGCACCGCGTCACCGATCAGCGACGGATCGCTTGCCCGGCTCAGTACGGCCTCTGCCTTGATGAGGGCCTCGGGATCGAACATGCTGTCGGCTGCCCGTTTGTTCAGCGCCTTGATCTGTGCGAACTGCGCAACCGTGTCCACGATCTGTGGGTTCGGGTTGCCGTCCTTGTCGATCATCGGCCCCAGCATTGCTGCTGTGAACTTCATGGCCACCTTTGGGTCCACCACTCCGGCGCTTGCATAGAAGGCGTTCATGTCCTCTGCAATAGCCGCGTTGGCCTGCGCTTGAGACATCTGCCCAGCCGCAACTGCGTCGTTGTAGGTCTTGAGTACCTCGTCCTCGTTCTGCTTGAACGCGCGTGACTGCAAGTCCTTGGGCAACTTGCTGAGATATCCATTGGCCGTGGCCATGTCTATCTCGACTTGCTGCTCTTGGAATACCCGCTGGCGCTCCATTGCCTCGGCAGTCTTGGTAATCATCGTGCTGGCGGTGTCGCCGTTACCGCGATCCGGTACGGGTATACCGTACTGGTCGTAGATGGCGCTGCGTGCTTCGATGTACGTCTGGTTCGCCGCTGCCAACTCGGCATTGGTCGAGGCAGGATTGTTGATGACGCGCTCCCACTCAAGGCGTGGTGCAGTGATCGCAGCATTGGCGCTTTCAAGCGCGTACTTGCGGTCAATGTCCTGTGCCGTCTTGGCCTCTCGTGCAAGGTGGTCGTCAACGCTACGGCTAAACGCAATCTCACCGTCGATGTCTGCTTTGGTCTTGGAACTCTCGTAGGTCTGGTACAGGCCGTTACGCTCTGCTTGCCAGTCGGCCTTGGTGATCTCGCCGCGCTTGTAGCGGTCGTCGGCATCGGCCAGCTTGGGGGCGATCTGCTCGTAGGTGTCGAGTGCAAGCTGCTCGCGCGTCTTGGTGAGGCGCTGCTGTGCAATCTCGTACCTCTGTGCCGGGGACATGAACTCGTCCATGACCCCTGCCCCGTGCTTGGACAGGTAGTCGGTCAGGCTGGTGCCTTCCTCGTCCTGCGGGTTGTACTCGCCGTTAGTTTCCACGAACCGATACATACCGATCTTGCCGCCAAGGTGCCCAACTGCCACCAGCCCGGCCATCGTGACTGTGACGCCGTTGATGGTAGTACCAATGGCCCCGGTATCTTCTGCCGCCTTCATCAGGTCTACAACGTGCGCCTTGTTGATAGCGTTCTGCTCGGCTGCGGGTAGCGCGGTGAACTGCGCCACCGTGAGCCTGCCCCGGCCCATCATGTCGAGCGTCTCGTTCAAGCGGTCCTGCCCGAACTGCAACAGTCCGCCGAACTGGCGTCCGTCCCGGTTCGTGCGGAAGGCGGCTGAGTTACCGCCGCTCTCCGTGACAGTGAGGCTGTCAATGATGGCGGTCGCGCCTGCCTCGTAGTCGCCACGGGCAAGGGCCTCGTCAATCACCAGACCGCGCGTGAGCCGGGCATTGCCCTGCCCTGCTTCGGCCTGTGCGTAGATCGTGCCCGCATCTGCCCGGTTCATTTCGATGTCGTGGTCTGCGTACAGCAGGCTCAACTCCTCAACCGCCGCAGTGGGGCTAAGGTCGCCGTTCTCCACCTTCCGCATGAGGTCTTGCTCGCCCGCGAACAGTGTCTCGTTGTACTCGCTGCGGCGGCGGCTCTCGAACCGCTGTTGTGCCCCCCTGATCTGGTTCTGCTCGTCGCTCGTGAGGTTGTCTCCTAGCAGGCCCTCACGCATAAGCGCAGAAAAGGCCAGCGGGTTGTCATTGTCGAACGCACGCACCACGCCAGACACCACGGCAGCCTGCCTGCGGTCCTCGCTCAGCCCACCGGATGCGCTGTCATCCCCGCCTCTGGCGAAGGCAACAAGCTGGTCGGTTGCAGTGGGGTCGCGGCTTACGATGTCGATGCTCGCCTCTAGGCTCTCGAAGTTCTGGCTCTCCATGTACGTCAGGTGCGCCTGCGTGTGCTGCGCAACAAGCGTAGGCATCTGCTTAGTCATCTGTTCGCGCACGAGCCTTGCCGTATCCGGGTCCACGCCGTCGAGCATGGCGTCGAGGCGCTGCACGTACTGTGCGCGGAACTGGTCCGGGTCCAGAGCGTAGTCAGCTTGGCTGATCTTCTCCTGCTGAGCAGCGAGCATGGTCGATGAAAGGGTCTGCGCCTGCATCACTTGTTACCCTTCATCTCGGCGCTGTCGATAGCCTCGCCCTGTGCGTAGGCCATCTGCCCGTCAAGGGCGTCCTTTTCCTGCTGCTTGTTCACAGCAGCTTGCAGCTTACCGCCACTCCATTGTGCAAGCTGGTCGGCAATGCGGCTGGAAAACGAAACTTCTGGCTGCCGCAACTCGACCGGGCTTTGTATTCCCGGCCCTTGGATCAGGACCGGCTCGACATCGGCCCGGCCCGCTAGGCGGTCTTGCGTGCTTTCGCGGCGCGTCAGTCCTGTGGTCATGTGTCTCTCCTAGGATTGGTAGCAAGGGGGCGCTACTTGCGCCCCCAGCCTGCCATTGTGTCTGCGATCTTTCCGCCCTCGGGGCGGCTGTCGTCGTAGATGTCGATAATAGATGCACCCAGCCCCAGCAGTGCGCTGGTTGCGCTAGGCTTCATGACCGGTGTGATGTCCTTGCCCATGACCCGGCTGAGTGCGAGGTTAGCGCGCTCGTTGCGGGAACTCTTGGCTGCCGCCTGCACCTTCATGCGAAGGGCTTCTCTGGCAGCTAGGCGACTACGCATCAGGCCACGCACGGTAGCACGCACCGATCCGCCTTTCACACCAGCACCCGCCGCCGCTGCCTCGGCTGATCCCCTGTCCTGAATAGACTGGATGCCTAGGGCAAGCGCCGTGCGGTCTGCTGCGTCCTTCACCGCAATCTCGTTGTCAGTCATCGTGTTCAACTGCTGTGCAGCCGAGATGCCCGCCATAGTCTCCCGATACTTGCGGCTTATCTCCTCCATCTTCACGGTGTGCTTCTGCGTGTTGTAGGCACCGAAAGCAGAGACAACGCTCATACCCATTTGGGCGTACATAAGGCTTTCGCCTTTGCTGCTCATTCTCTACTCCCTTTGAAGCTTTCGCCAGTCCACTCAATGTCGAGGATAGTTGTCGGGCGCACGTCATCTGAATAGATGGTGAACTCCGACCAGTCAGTGCGCTCGCCCCACGGGACGTTGAGGATGCCGCTGCGTAGCCCGTTACCGAGCGGGTCAGCAGGATCGTTGTCCAGTGGGAACCAGTCCATGACGAACTCAGTAGGCGTTTGGCGATACCGACTTGTCATGATTGACTTGATGTAGCCGGTGTCGGCGTACTCAATCATGAACGAGTTCACGACCAGTCTGTACCGGGGGAGCGGCTGCCCGTCCCGACCACGCACGAACGGCATCGTAGGCTTCACCCATCGGGCGTACAGCAGCCCTGCTCGGAGTTCCGCACCCGCAGGCACCGTCTCGTCGTCAAAGGCGTAGGTGACGTTCCCTGAGCCGTCTGGCGCACTCTCCGTCACCGGGTATACCTGACGGCCCGGCGTGGCGCAGCCAGTGCCCTGCACGAACTTTGCGCCAGAATACGGAAGCACTACGGTGCTTGCACCGCTGGCGGTCTTTGGCATCTGTCTGTCTAGGCAAATGTGGAAGCCAGCAACGGGGTCAACGGGGATGTCTAGGTCGAGTGCCGCGAAGGTGTACCGTCTCTGCCCTGCCGAGAGGCCGGGGTTCGACAGCACCACAAAGAGTTCGCTGCCAGTAAAGAAGAAGTGATGCACCTTACCGGGCATCTTCCACGTGCTCCACGCGGACTGCAACTTCTCGGTGTTCTGCCATAGGTACTTGTAAACCCACACTATGTCCGCCGTGGCGTCGTTGTCCGTCTTGAACACTGCCATAGAGAAGTTAGTGCTGCACTGCATGTGGTCCACGAGGCCCGGTATGAAGCGGTCCACAGTCTCCGTCACTGTCTCTGCCCCGTTCGTGGCTACCGCGTCGTTCGTGAAAAACTCCTTGATGCCCGAGTAGATACCCGACTTGTACGGGAACATGACCGTTCTGCCCGTCTCTACGGGCTTGGCCCCGCCACGCATCTCGAAGGCCGTAGTCTTGACCAGTGAGGCTGTGCCGGGCGTGAGGGTGCTGCCTCCGCTGATGATGTACTGGCCTGCGCCGGGGTCCGACATAAGCACGAGGTCACGGTCGAACGGGATGATCCAATCGAGGCGTACCGTGCCCTCAGAGGTCGAGGTGATGCTAACGGGGTCCGTTTCCAACTCAGCGAGTACCGATTGCTTCCAGAAGATGTCCCTGATAGCCCGGCCAACGAAGTCTGGCTGCTCGTTTGTCTCGCTATCGCCAGCCCTGCGGCCTTCCCACGCGCCCCTGCTAAGCAGGAAGGTACTGGGTCCGGTCTTTTCCAGAACGTGCGGCATGGTCTTGAGGTCGAACGTGGAGATTTCCCCGCCCGCGTTCCACCACTCTTCCCATAAACCGCCGCTGCCGAAGCCCCAGCCGATCTCGGAAGGCACGTCGCTCTTGAAGCGCATCCAGAAGTCGTCGGCGCTACCGTCGTCGTTGTTTGTGACCTTCACGAGGTGCCCCTCAACGGAGAACTTCGGGAGGTTCGAGACGGAGGTGGTGGTGTCGCCCACTGCGCGGATGGTCTGGCCGTCCTCACTGTCCGTCACTGATACGGTGTAGTCTACTACGGACTGGCTAATGTGCAGGTATGCGCCCCACTGCTCGAGGCCAGTGCTGGCTACGCGAAAGTTACCGTGCGCATAGATGCTGGCCATAAGCCGCTCTATGATGAACGCGCCGGAAGTCTTGGCTGCGTCGCCAGTGGTCAGGCCATCTGGTGTGGTGTACGAACCCGTCGCCACGCTGCCGTTGTCAGAGTAGCGGATGCTCATAGTGTACGTGCGGCTGAACTTGCCACCCAAGCAGTACACGATGGTACGCCGGGTAGCTACGCCGCCGACTGCCGCCCCGGCCATGGCAACAACTTTGTCGCGGTTCGCAAGGAACAACGAACTGTCGTACACGTAGGGCCTCATGTTGGGGCCAATGTAGGCCAGTGCGTCTACGTCCTGTGCCAGCACGGTCTGCTCAGTACCAGCGAAGTCCCACATACGGATTACGCCAGTCTTGAAGCCGACGATATAATGCGCGCCACCTATCTCTGCGTCGAGGAATTGGAGATCGTCTGGCAGGTTCAGCGCCATAGTGTTGCGCTCAGCAAGTGCCGGGCGTGACGTAAGCCCCTGCACAACGTCGCTGGTGAAGTTGACCTGCTCCGTCACCTTGCCTTCGGGACGGACAGCAGGCGGCTGCTGGCTCACGCCTTGCAGCAGCGAGCCAAGATTACCGTCTTGAGACATGGTGTGTTCCTATTCGTCTTGAAAGGGAAGCCTGCGGCCACGTGTGCCGCGCCGCTGTTGTGCGATGCTCGTACCGTCGAACCAGTTCACGTCGGCGTTCTTAAGGTGCTCGCCCTTGAACGAGACCCACGCGGATAGCATGGCGGACTTGTACTCTCCGACCTTGAGGGCGTTGCCGTCCTCGTTGAGGTAGAAGTCATAGACCGCCTTCGCCCTGATGTACTCCCCGGCTGACGGCGGTAGATCCGCTATCTCTACGAGGTCCACGAACCATACCTCGACATCGCGGTCGAGCATGAATGTCGCGTTGTTCAGGTCATACAGGCGGGTGCCCCGAATAACGTACTTGAGATTGCGGTCAACAGGATCGCAGTGCAGTGTGTTGGTTGGGATGACTACCTCGCCATCGATGTTCTGCAATAGCTTCCGGCGTGCCTTGTTGAACCACCAGCCTTGAGACTGTACTTCGCGGTTCACTGTTTCGAGCTTGTTGTTGGCCTTCACGTAGAAGGGGTGCGATGTATCGCTGGCGGTCAACGGAGCAGTGCCGGTCGATGCCACCATCTCGTTGATGATCTTGAGGGTCGTAAGCATTAGTGGCTCCATTGTCACTGTCGATACGCGCCTACGCGCGCATGGAGAGGCACAAAAAAAAAAAAAAAAAAAGTGCCCGGATTAGACGTTCGAGGTGATCGAGGCCGCTGACGACCTGAACACCGTGCCGCACACGTCCGGGCGGTTGTTGGTCACACCGAAGGCGAGGAAGCTGTCGATGAACCACTGCTTCTCTTCGCGGTTGTACCACATGTCCGAGGTCATCGGGATGGTTTCGCCAGCAAGCAGCGAACGCGGATGCAGGATCGTCGCCACGGCCTGCGCTTCGTCCGCAGACACATCATAGGCGTTGCCGTTGTCGCCGTTCGACAGAAGGTGGCCTACGATGGCGGCGTTCGGGATGCGCGCGGTCGGAATGACCGGGCAGTTCATGATGCCCTTGAACTTGCCCGCTGCGAAGTCGCCTGCCGAGGAGTATTCGCCGCTGACCAGCTTGTTGTTGTTCAGCAGAACCTCGTTGTGGACCGGGCGAACGAAGATGGCGCACTCGTCGGTGTCGATGTCCTCTTCCTGCATGGCCACGAGGATTCTCACGATTGCCTGATACAGCTTGTCGGGGTCGAGTTCATCGTTCGCTGCGGTAAGCTTGCGCCTCTTGCCTGCGCCGATGGCACCGTTGAGGTTCGCCGGGGCGCTCAGCAGGGAGCCTTTGATGCCTTGGATCAGGAAAGCCTGATCGAAGAACTTGGCCAGTTCCTTGCCGTGGTCGTTGCCCAGTTCAGCGCGAGCGTTGAAGTCAGTCTGGAACTCGTTCAGCATGGAGCGGTTGTCGCGCGCCAGCACGACCGTATCGACGGTCACGGCGTTGCGACCGAACCTCGTCGGGGTCGAGTCCGGGCGAACGCCGGGGGTCAGTGCCTTGAGGGTAGTGCGGCCCACACGGCGGTTGATGAGCGTGTCGGTGCCGCGAACCGGCTTGACGGGCACGAACTGCCGCATCATCGACTTCTTGGCGAACTGGCTCTCAACCACGCCGCCGTACTGCTCAATCATTTCCGCGCGGGCCATATCCGACAGATGGGTGCTGTCGGTCGGGAGGTTGCTCATAGGTTACTCCTTAGATGCCTGCGGCCCGTCCACGGGCGCGGGCTGCGTTGATTTCGTTGATGACCGCTGGCGATGGGTTGCCCCGGTGCGCGGCTTCTAGTTCCGCCACGTACTGCGCCTTGGTCAGTTGACGCCCCTGCTGCGGGGAGCCGCTATCGCCCTTGAGTTCAGCGTTTGCGGCACCAAGGGTCGTGTTCTTGCTGTCGGCGTTGTAGAGCGCCTTCAATTCGCTTGCTGCAAAGCGTGCCTGAGCACCGCCAGCGTCAATCATGCTTCGGTAGGTAGCGAGGTCACCCTCTGCCACGTTCTTGGTTGCCCAGCCTGTAATGGCTGACCAGTTCGCTTCGCCACCTACGGTGTTGTGCACTTCCTTGACGATGGTTGCCGCCTTGGCCGCAGACCTAGTAATGAAGTTCTCAGCCCCTGCTAGGATGAGGGTGGCCTTCTCCTTGCCGACTTTCTCGGCCAGCGCCGCACGATCTAGCTTGGTGACATCCCCCGCCTGTACGGCGTCGAACATCATGGCCTTTGCCTCGTCCACTGTCAGCCCGGAGTTCTGCAAGAGCGTGAGCACGCTGTCGCCAACCTCGTCATTGGTCGTGCCCCACACAGATTTATCGAGCGGCTTGTTCTCAGCCGCTGCGGCATCGGCTGCTGCTTTGTCGGCTGCGGCCTTGTCTGCGGCTGCCTTGTCAGCAGCAGCCTTCTCCTCCGGGGTCTGTTGCTTCGGGGGCGGCTCGTTCGAGGGCGGCGGGGGCGGGTTCGGCGCTTGGCCGCTACTCGTCTCGTCGTTGTCCTGCGGGCCAGCGCCTACGGCGGCACCGGCCTTGTCGGCCACGGCCTTGGTGTCGGCTTCGTCATCCATCAAGCACTCTCCTTAACTGCTTGCTTGCCAGCTTCTTCGGCCACCTTTGCATTGGACTGCATGTCCGCCAGTTGTTGCTGTTGTTGCATGGCGGCTTGTTGGTTCGCCCTCATTTCGTCTGGTGTGTACAGGAACTCCTGCCACTTGACGTTGTGGTTGGCGAATATGAAGCTAGCGAACTTCTGTGGGTTGATCGCTGCGCGGATGTCCTCCGGCACAGTTTCGAGCATCTGCAAGTCGCTTAGTGCGCCGCGCAGTGCCGCGAGTTGTCCTTCGCGCGACAGGCTTTCAAGCCCGGTGGTGACAATCACCTCAAACGTTGCAAGCCTACTGTCGCCGAGTTCGGTCTTGAAGTTGATCTGCGAAACCGCGTATTCAGCTTCAACCTGCTGCCACTCAAGTGCGAGCCGCGAGTACAGGCCACCGAACGCGCTCTCGAGTTCCAGTGCGAGGAAACGTATCTCTTCTGCCGTCACCCGCTCTGCGTCACGAACGCTTGCGCTGTTCAGCAGGAAGGCTTGCGCGAGTTCACGTTCGAGCGACTTGATGATTCCATCCAGTGCTTCGATTTCGAGGTTGCGCTTGTTGTCTGGCGTGGTGATGTCACCTTCCCGCCCTTGGTGATAGCTTCCGCGTGCGCTGTTGTTCAACTCCACTGGGTCCAGCGTACTGGCCGGGTCCACGAGGAACTTGATGTCGGCCATGATGCCAACCATGTCGATCAGCGCCTTTGTCTGCACGTCGATCTGATGGAACGCGGTAGTGTGGTCCTCAACTAGGCCACGTCCATAGTTCTCGCCTGTGGCAAGGTTCCACGTCAGCGGGAGCACTGGGAGGTCAACCTGCTTGAACTTTACGCCGTTGACGACATCAGCGCCATCTACTGCCTGCCGGAAGGCCCAGCGGCCATCTGCTGCATCCCACTTATAGTGGCTGTGTAGTGTGCACTTGGTACTGTCCATGTACTCCGGGTGTAGTACGCGGACCTTATCCTTCACCGCCTCGTCCAGAGCATGGAAGTACTTCACGTCGCGCAGCAGCAACTCCTGCATGGAGCCGTCCACGTCGCGCCGGATGCAGAAGTTCCGCACGCCGTATACTACACGCTTGCCGTTAGGCATACGCCGGATCACTGCATTGCCAGTGACGATCTGGTGTTTGACTGCCTCAACTGCCTGCGGACGATACTGCGTCAGCTTCAACTTGCGCATTGCTAGTTCTTCGATGTTTACCGTCTCGATACGGACGGCATCGGCAAACTGCGCTTCTTTGTCCTGCCCCAACTCCTGCCGCAACTTCTTGCGGACTTCTGGGGTCAGTGCCACAGTGAAGAACGGGCGACCTTGCGGGAACATTGTGTCCACGACTTTGTTGGCGAGGTGGTTAACGAGGCGCGGACCAATGGCCACGTCCCCCTTTTCCTGCTCTTGTCCAGCCGTGCCGTCCTGTGGGCACAAGTACGGTATTGTCCATCGGGCGTACTCCTCCGAGCGCGTATCGATGTCACCTTTCTCGCCCTGCATGACGGTCCATAGCTGGTCCAGCCGTGCGGGGTCGTCTGCGTAGTTGACTGTCTGCATCACAGACCGCCGATCCGGGATGCGCTGGTGTTGAATCCACCTACGCCTGTCCCTGACACGCGACCAGATGCCGAACCTTTGTTGTCAGCCAGTGAGGTCTTGGTCTTGTCCAGATCGTCCACGCCGACCTTGAGGCGGGCTTTCTGTTCGAGCGGGCCGCCCAGCTTAGCGCGCTCGTCGGCGGTCTGCTTCTCTTT